TGAGAGAGCTGATCTTGGCGGCCATGGCTTTTTGAGAGTTGTTGTTTGATTTCATGATATTTTATCGTGGAGCCCAGGATATCAAACCTGCGACTGTTCATCTCCCACAACACAGCTTCACAAGCTGTGCTCATCCGTGCAGTCTGTAGACATTCTACCTGACGCGTCACACGCGAAACAGACTTAGTACGCAATTCCGGAAGTCTCTCGGGCCAATGAGATTCAAAAACTCAGATGGTAACTTCCTAAAGGTAAGCGTTTTGGACGATAAAGTGGGAGACCCACTGCTCTTGTATCGGGGAGCTCCCTAGATTTGATCAGACCGGGCAACAGTATTTCATGTGCATGAGTCAGCTGGTTCCGTTCCAGCCCTACCATAAGGCGTAGGTTCCTCCATTTCCGGCATGGATGCCAAGAGGCTTGAGTTTGTGAGACTCAATGCCACACGAGCAGGGCAGGCCGAAGAGGCGCCCATGACTCGTTTTCTCCCCAGAGATCAACAGCTCGGCCATTATAGCGAACTGTGGGGAACCCTTCGTACTCGTGACGCGCAGATTCAATTGCGTGAGCGTATAGGGCATGGTCAAATTCGTCTAACTGTCTGTCGGCATAACCAAGCTTCACAAGCTTGGGCCGACTCAGAGAGACATTGCGTCTAGGACGCAATTCCTCGTGGTAGCGGGCACGGGACTGAACCTGAACGAGGTCAATCGGGTGACTAAACTCAGAGCAAACACGGCAAGCCATGCCACACTCCGGGTTCCACATTTCGCAGACCGCACACTGCCACGCAGTGCGAGTCCAACCACAAGAGCAGTCGCGCGTCAAAGGGCAACAGTTCGAGCACTCTGGACACTTCCAAAACTCGAACTCATCTTTGACCAGGGCAACTGCTGTGACTCCGCCTCCATCCCTGTAGCGTAGTCTGGACGAGAGCAGTCTTGCCTCTCCAGGCAAGTTCTGTCCCATATCAGGATCGAATTTGGCCAATTCGGCTTTATATCGATGACCCATTTCCTTGAGCTCAAACTCCTCAGTATTCCAATATGAGGGCTTTCCATAGACATCCCAGGGAGTCTCGAAAAGTTGGGGGAGTGAAGCTGCCTCTTGCATACCAGGACCATACGGGACAGTCATAGCATTCGGCGCCGACAAAAGGGCACCCGCAACGAAGCGCTGCTCAAGGGTCACACAGACCTTCCAATTTGAACCAGAAGGGTGACCACAGATCTCTCCATTAGCGCGACGGCAGCGAGCCTTGCCATGACGGCAAGGAAGCCTGTTACCGAGACCGCCTAGAGACTGATGGATGAAAAGATTGCGACCTGCAGCAATCCGATCACTT